CGATACAATAGTGTCAGCCGCTCCAAATCCGGCGTATAAGGCGTTGCTGAGCGTAACGTCAGCCGCGACGAAAGCGTTGGAGACTATAGTATCTGCCGCACCAAAGGCATTTGACACAATCGTCAACTGCGCTGGCGTCACGGTGTTGGTATTCAGCACGTCAACATCGCCCTCTACCAAGTCGAGTCGCTCATCCTGATTCGTGTTGATTGTGTGCTGGGCGTTGGTGTATGTCGAGTAGTCGCTTTTCGGCACATACGGCAGCGCGGAAGGTGTAATAGGCACAGTAACGTTCGCAAAGTGCAACCCCTCCATACGGAGTGTTATATCAGGTTCATCGGCATTATCATCTATGACCACAATAGCTACCCCGAACTTCGTAATGTCGGAAATGTTCGTCCCCGTCTTGTTGACGACACGCATTTCAAAATCGGTCGAAACATCCTTCTTGAGAAAATAGTAATTATCACCATCCGCAAGTTCGACAAGTCCTTCGGCGGCATTTGTGATATAAAGTTCCACCTGCAAGGCCACCGTTCTATCCTTGGAACTCTCCGCATGAATGAACACGTTGAATTCACCTTCCTCTACTACGTCCACGACGTTCGTGTCAGTCCAGTAAAATATATGCTGGTTGTTCGTTACACCTGCAAACTCGTTGGTTGTTTCGTTGGCACTCAGGTCAGTTATATCGGCAACCAGCGAATAATTACTCTTGAAATACAACGGAAGAAATGTCCCTATTAAGGAATCGGCATAAGCCTTCGTAACTAATTGAGTTGGTGTCGAGATTGCTTCCGTAGCATAGAACGCCGTACCTGTTATCGGTCCTGACGCTATACCACCGGTTTTGAGCAAAGCGTTGGTTTCAAGTATGGCAATATCATCCTCATTCGTGCCGGCCAACCCCTCCACGTTCACCACCCTGTCAGTGTAGGTTGCGGTCTCTGTCCATGTGCCGGTTGGCCATAACAGGATATCCGCAATGTTTCCGGTAGCCGAACTTGCGTCCGTTGCGGCTTGTGCCCATGAATCTGTTGAAAGATGGATGACTACAATGTCGGTTGTTGCGGAACTCGCGTCAGTCGCGGCTTGCGACCATGTTCCCGTCGGCCAAAGCTCAATAACCCCCACTTGTCCAGTCAAGACCGCAACTCCTGCCGTGGCCGTACTTGCGTCAGTTGCCGCCTGAGACCATGTGCTGGTGGGCCATAGTTGAATATTAGCCACATCTCCCGTTGCCCCCGAAGCATCTGTCGCCGCTTGACTCCATGTACCCGTAGGCCATAGTTGAATATCTGCCACATCCCCCGTTACGGATGCAATCTGTGCTTCATAATTAGTATTGAGACTATGTTGAGCATTGGTATAGGTATCAAGGTTCGTCTGTACTGCTGCCGCAGACCCTGTTACATCATAATTCCCGTCAGACTCAACTTTTGTATAAGCGTCGGTGATTCCATAATCATCAATCGAATCATTTAACGCCCAATCACCCCAGCCATAAGACATAGATGCGTTTTCCACAGTCTGCGTTAAGTCTGTTTGATCTGCTAAGGTGCCTGTGATATTTCCCCAAACTGCGTTTGAATTACCATCATCAGCAACATCCACTCTAAATATACGCTCATTGCCATTGGTTTCTGTCCGTGCCGTGGTGTTTGTGCCGTCGGAAATGATGTATGTAATCGTGTCCGCCGTCTTTGTATAATCGCCTGCCGTCTCTATTGACATTGTTCCTAAACCATGGACATTCGTGCCTGTGGCTGATGTGTGCGTATCAAGGTTCGTCTGTACTGCTGCCGCAGACCCTGTTACATCATAATTCCCGTCAGACTCAACCTTCGTGTAAGCATCCGTAATCGAGTAATCCGAAATTGAATCATAACCCTCAATCGTCGCCACGCGATTGCTTACATCGGACAGGATTACTGCGTTCGTGCTGATTCCACCAGCATTATCAGCAATATCTGTATCATTGGAACCGATGGCGGCCAAGTTATCAGCTATCCCTGCTGCGTTCGTGCCGATATCCCCCTCGGCTATATCCAACGCATCACTCACGGATGCCAAACTACCTGTCGTTGCTGCCGCATTGGCTTTCGCCACCGTATCAAGATAAACTGAATTATTAGTACGGACAACGGCATTACTGGAAGCTTCCCATAGGGGTTCATTGGTCAAATAGCCGAGTGTACCGTGATCGCCCCAACCATAAGCCGTCTCGCCGTGCCCAGCTTCTTCTGTTATAATGTTACTGACAGCAACCCATTTAGGATCAAGTTCATTGACACTCAGGTCCACTATTCTGTCAGCTAGGACAACTGTAATACTAGCATTCGTAGAAGTCACCGACTTAACATAGACCAAACTGTCAGATCCATACGTTATACTTATTGGAGTCCATGATGCAGAATTAGTAGAATAAAATAAAGACCATTCCACTGTAACAATCCCTTTTGCCAAGGTGCGAGTCAACTGATTTGTATCGACTGCCATATATTCAGCAAAATACTGACGCGGGGGCGGAATATTCGTGGTCAAAAGAGCCGTTGGTAATGTAAAATCTATTTGGTTTGATGCGACAGTTAGAGAACCATTTATAATTGTCAAGTAGTAGGGACCAGCTTCCGGCTGACTCAGACGAAACTGCACAGCGGTGATATCAGAGAAATCATATAAGTCAGATCCAGAGTTGGTAAAAGTAACATCAAACTGTTGCACATCACGATTGGACCAGTGATAATTGAAGGCATTCCACTCTGCTAATCCGTCAGAAGCAACGTCGTAGGAACCAGTATTAACATGAGCGGGGAACGAAAAAGCCGACGACGCCCATAGTCCTGAACATAACAAAAATATGAGGCCTCGATACACGATCCCTCCTTTTTTCATGCCACCCGGGGCAGGGGTTCACCTGCCCCAGGTACATGTTTCCCTATAGGAAGGGGTCATTCCATATCATTAATATCAGCCACGAGAGCATATGCCCGGATAACTGCGGCATTGCCGGGGTCACTACTAATCTCAGCAACTATAATATCAGCTGCTGATTGGATCACATTGGCATACCCTTGGCCGGAACTCAACTTCAGACCAGCGTCGCCATCAACCGCAAGTTCACCAGAGAACTCTGTGCGGCTTCCAGCGCCAGACCCGTCCAGTCCAAAAGTTACCGTGACTGCATTCGTCGCGGGAGTAACTACCTCAAAACCAATACTCAGAACCAATGTACCAGCCGGCAACGAAAAGGCCGCCGTATAATCATCAGCTGCAACCAAGGTCTCAAGGTTAAGTTCCGCCTGGATCAGTCCCAACTTAGGACCGATTGACGGCCAACCCCCCCGTTCAATCGTCAACATATCAGTTGTTCTTGTTATTGCTGTCATACTCTACCTCCTTACTTATTTTAGCTTACGCTCAACAGCATCGCACCGAGAGCTTCAGGACGGACAACTTTGTATCCGAACACATTCAGACCGCGATGCAACTTACCAAACCCGAACGGGTCGTCTTGAATCTTAGAAGAAACCAACTGTGTAGCAAATGTGGTCGCCTCTTTAATCCCAAACGGACAATATACCGATGTCGAACTGGAACTGCCATAAGGAAGCAGATTGCTCTGGTACAAGTCGAACCGTGCAATCTGACCCAGATAACCGTTCCTAATTGGGGACGTAGAGTCACCTGTCATAGACGTATCTTTAAGATCCGACTTGGTGATCAAACCCGCAACACGAGGAGAGATAATCAGAAAACGCCCCTCAGGGGGGATATTCTGCTCATCCAGCACATTCCCGGCATCCACAAACGCCTCAAGAATGTCCGTCTTAGTCACGGCAAGCGGAGTTCCATCTACGCCCATATTATAAGCGCTGGTCTTCACACCCGCCGTAAGACCTGCATTCTTCGCAGTCGGACCTTCAGCCATAGCTGCGAGAACCTCAGTATCTATTGCCACGGAGATCTGATACGACCCATCATTCGCCCAACGACTCAAACAACTCTTGAGATCCGTTTGAACAGCATCCAGATCATACGAAACGAAAGACCAGTATTTACCTTTATCAATCAACAGGGAAGTAGCTTCACTTTCCGGCTGCTCATTAACCAGGTTCTGACCTTTCCGGTAATCCCGAACCGTGATCTCCGGGTCTTTACGGATCCACACCGTATCACCGAACTTCTTAATCTCGCCTTCATAATCCGTGTTCGTGACTTTTGTTAATATTGTCCGAGTCTTATAATTAGCCATTACCTTTCCGGAATAGATCACCGGTATGTACCGCATCGTATCCGAACCGATATGACGTACGCCTGCTGCCGTAGGATATGTCATAATCTTCCTCCTTCTATTTACTATCCACTATTACAACAGGCAACGGATCAAACGTTTATCCGACCCTCTTGGATTGCTGTCGTAATCGCGGATTCCATTTTATCTGCTAACTTTTCTTTCCCTACATACTTGCCCTGTGCAAGATCACTATAAAACTTCGCGATATCTGCTTCCTTGATACTTGGCTTCGCTGCCCCCTCACCAACTGCCGGTTCTGCGCGCGTTCCTTCCGGTCTTGCCTGACTTGACCGATCTCGCTTAGCGTCTTCTGCCGGTTGTTCCCCTATAGTTTCAAGAAACTCATTATGCAACGCTGCCAATCTGACTACATCGCCAACCTGAACCGCGGCGTTTCCAAGATCCCGTCGACGTCTACCACTTGACGAATCTGCTCCGTCAAGAAACGCAATCCACCGGGGATCATTCGCCTCATTCACTGATCTGGCACCCGGAGACACCTGGTCCACCTTCTCCCATAACTGAGAACCTGTCTGGCCGGCTATCTGGCTTTCCAGTTGCGCGATCCTTTTATCATATACCGCCTGAAGCTCTGACTGAGAGTTCTGAAACTCCGCTTGTGCTTGTGCCAACTTCGACTCTGTTGGCTTCTCAATCAAGTTTGCTAAAATACTCAACTGCTTCTCCCCAATCGCCTCCCGATCTTCAGAAGACAAATCATTCAACAAATCCTGAACAGATACCGTCGGGGGCACTTCCGTCTTCTTCTCTGGTTTCTTCTGCTGTACTGCAAGTTTCTCCTGTAACGTCCTGACTGAATCACTTAACGGCCGTATCTGGCTTTCAACTCGTCCCTGAAGACTGCTATTCCTCTGATGCTCAAGTTCCAGTTGCCGCTGAAGCTCTGCCACCTGATTGTCAGTCTCATCAGTCTTCTTTTCAAGCGTATTATCACTATCCTCTTCCAACAGGGAACCTAAAATATCATCATCATCATCTACATGTTTCATTTCATCCGCCATAATGTATCTCCTTACAGAGCGCCGATTGTTCGGAGGGCTCCGTGATGGGGCGGCAAACGCCGAGACCCATATAGGTTGTTACCTCACACCCCGGATTATCCGAGATATCCTTCATTCTCTGTCGTCGAACAAATTTTATTCGTTTCCTCCTTTCCTTGTCTTTAATTTTCCTATGCCAGGACATAATCTTACTCAACATAAATTGTAATGCTACCCTGTTTCTCACTTCCTACCCCGGAAATATCCAGATTCAATTTCTCATTGGCTACCAGGCCCTTATATAAATTAGTAACTCCCGCAGAATCCGCATATAAAACCCCAACCATAAACCCATAAGCTACTACACTATTAGAAGCTACTGCGGCCCCTTGACCAGCAAGAACATCGAGCCCGTTTACAGTTTTCAAAGAAACCACATAGGTTCCCCCCGTAGGAGTGTCAGATACACCATGATATACTTCCACCCGAGAAATTTTTCCACGAACAGGCTGTGACCACACATCAACCTCCCCATTCGTATCAGAAGTCCACTGTAAAGTAATCCTCTGCGGAGGCGTTTCAGATACCCGAGTCTCTAAGATTAATCCTTTATCTGCCGCCATAGCCAGAGAAAGAAGCCCTGAAACCCCAAGAACTAATATCAATTTTCTCATATAGACTCCCTTCCCTTAATTGGTCAGGCAGAAATTGAATCTACCTGACCAAATAAGCAATTTACGGTATGAATATAATCTCCGTTGAAGTGATGCGAGGGCCAACACCAACATTGACATAGTTCGTACCGCTGGCTGTCGCCGTGATGGTAGCAATCATAATTCCGGTAGCCGGAGTCACCTGAATATAATCAGCCGCCACCGTTTTCTCATCAACTTCCGTTCCGTCAAGCACCACCGACTCGATGTTATTCGTGGTTATGGCTCCGTTTGCACTCTCGCTCATCCACACATGCGTCTTCGTATAGTCTACAAACGTAGCTCCGGCAAGATCCAGCATTGTGATTGTATTGGTCACAATCAACTGACCTGATGCAATAGCTCCATTCACCGAAGTAGCACTTCCATAGACTGAACTGACCTGAACGTAATCGGTGTCAGCAACCGCAGGAGCAACCACACCAGCAGTGGCTTTAAGGATTCCCGAAAGGGTTCCCGCGCCACCAAAGTTGGTTGACAGATTGCCAGCCGTAACATTATCAACACTAATATTCGTAACTCCACTGCCATCACCAGTTGGTTGCAGAGCGGTTGCACCAAGGGCTGCGCCATCAGTCACCGTCGCAGCAACCACGCTGTTCACAGTACCTGTCCAGTTGTCACCGGGTTGCGTGGCTGAATCAGCAAGTCCAAGACTGGTCTCACCCGCTGCATCCATCCCAGTAGATGGTAGGTTTGTACAGGCGACGATATTAAATGCGGGCATTAGATATCCGGCAATACCGGAAGCAACACCGCTTGCATTCATAGTAAACAGACCACTAGCTGTCTGCCAACCAGGGTCAGCCGTCGATGCACCAATAAACATCTGTCCATCAGTGCCAACAGCAGTTACTGAAACTGCGGCTGCCGCGTTACCAATCACTACACCATGTTCGGTAAGAGTAGCCACACCAGACCCGCCTTTTGCCACTATCAATGGATCAACGAGACCGATTGTGATAGTACCTGCACCGTTGGATATATCAACCTCGTTTTCAGTACCTGTAAGAGTTGCCAGCACCGGAACGGCACCACTATCGCCTATCGGTAACTGCCCGTCAGTGGCCTCCGCAAGTACGGTTACTCTTGCCGTACCAGCACCAACTATCAGACCATGTTCCGTAATCGTGTTCGTTCCTGTTCCACCCTGATCTACGCCAAGTATGCCGACAGAAGTGAGTTGTTTATTTACGTCACTAAATACCGGTTTACTGGCAATTAACCCCTCACTCGTTACATTAGCCGCAGAAAGATCACCGCTAAACTTAATTCCCCCTGTAAATTCTATGGGGTCATCATACGCAATAATCGATTGCACTGTCAACTCCGTCACAGACAATTGCTCATGACGAGCCGCGTGCCCTGCCGTCAGGCTCACTGCTAAGAAGCCCGCCACCAATCCTATCATCAATTTAGAATCTCTCATAGTTATTCCTCCTCTATTGGGCCCCCCTCGGGCAGATTAATAGTATCTATTATTTCCTGTAACAACTGTGCCCTTCCCTGACACCGAAGAAAGTCAGGCGCATCAATTAACCTGAACATTTTATTCAACTCTACTTGGTACTCCTGTAACTTCTCCACCAGCTCCTTGAACACTGGGTTCTGCTGTAGGGACTGCAATCTCTTCTGCTCCTCCAAACTCATCTCGAATAAGGTCATCCTGTAACTCCTCCCTTGTGGGCACATTGGCAGAACCTATTTCCTGTGCCGTTTTCAAATCAGCATTAGCAGCCATTCGCTTAGTTATAGAAGAACGCTGCTCATTCTCCGCAATTTGTGCCTGCAGTTTCAACTGATGTAATTGGAACTCCGTTTTAAGCCGCTGCTGTTCTATTTGCAACTTTAACTGAGCCGCCTGTGCATTCATTTGTTTAGTCTGCATATCCGCTTCTGCCGCCTGTCGCTCTGCATCAGCTTGCGCTTTCTGATTGACAGCCGCCACCTCAGCCTGTTGTTCCACCTTCTCCACTGATTCGATAACTGTGGTAACATCCATCTCTGCGCCCCTGAAAGCTTCACGCCACAATCCAGCTCGGCCCCTGAGACTGACCAAACCGGCATCCGGAGACTTAGTAATAGCGTCCAGGAGACCCAGACGCCGCTCAGCAAGATCGGCTTTCATCAAGGTTTCCACTGCTCCAGCGGGCACTATTTCCGCATCTCCGAGCAACCCGACATCTAATTGGTTTTCAAGATTACTGTCATACAAAGTCTTCAACAGAGGACACACAACATTCCGGTCAACATTTAATACCACCCTGCGAATACCCTTAGCGGCACTGTTCAACAGCATACTGATACCTGAAGCAGTGCGACCAACTCCGGGAGGCGGTTCGCCGCCAAGCAGATATTTTGGTATCCCGGATCTTACATCCGCCCATTCACGGAATTTTTCGAGAATACCAATAAGCTCATTTGCATTGGATTGAGGTTGTTTAAAATCAAGCGGCGGCAAAGACGAATTGCCTGGATTCCGAAACTGCCATAGCTTATGGGGAAAAGCGGTAGTCAGCTTAGTTCCTGCAACTACCCGGTTGATATCAGAAATCACTATCTGAAATCCGGAAGACAGTCCCATGTTATTTACCAGACTACGGGCAGAAGCGTTACAAACATCCTGAATATCCTTTAGTATCTCTGGAAGACTTCGATACCAGAAAGAACCCGGGATAGTCTGCCAGCCGGTTTTATAATACGGTTTCCGTCCACGGAGATCCGTATTCTCAAGAAACAACACCACTCGGCCGCCTACAGTGATCATCTCAACATGATACAATTTACCCGGTTTAATCTCCTTATTCCCCACAGGGAACTTGGTCCAGCCCTTCTCTCGAAGCTTGGTGCCTGTTAAAGTGAGCCAATATATCATCCCCTCTACTGTACCAGCCACTTGTTCTTCCCCCGTCTGGCCACGAAGAATAGGGGCTACCTCAGAATCAATCTCGTTCACATCACCACCGGACTTGGTCTCAAACTCAAACTCGACCAACTCAACCTGCTCCTGACTATAGTGTTTCTGCTTCTTCATCCAGAAGATATCAGCTAATGTATACCGAGTACGCTCAATAAAATCACCCTCAAACTGAACAGAAGACGCTGATGGATACGCGTCAAACGGACTGACCCTGCTGAAAGTGGGCACTGTCTCCCATTTATATGATACTTTCCCGTCTTCCCAACTTCGCACTTGGCGTTCCCGATAAATAGGACCTTTAAGAATACAAGCCTTAGTAGTGATAAGATCAAAAAGCAAATCTTGAAAAGCCTCAACCCAGTTACCCTCGACCAGTTGGTCGCTCATTTCCTTTTCCATATCCTTGGAACGCCTGATTGCTTCAACCTGAAGAGTATCATTAATAGTTTGACGCACCAACGGACGAAGCCTTACAATATCAGTCTCTTCCGGTTCCCTGCCAAGATTTTCCACAAAATCACGGGCAGCCTTGACGCCAGACATAAGGGCTACCTGCTGCAGGTCAGCAGGAACACGAGGAATTGGAGTAGGTTTCAGGCGCCAGGGTTTATCTGTTTCACCTAAAAAGACATCAGATAACCAAGACAGAGCATCTATGATTTTTTCTTCAGTAACCCCGAAGAAAGTGGTAGACATGCCCTGTTCTAAAAGTTTGGCCCTCTTCGTTGGGATGTATTCACTGTGCGTGGAATAGAGAGATTCAACAAGGGCTTCGTCTACTCCGGACTTCCGACGAGCGTTCATGTGGTTCTGTTTAAGGCTGGTAAGCAGCCCCTCAAGTTCAGTATACTTCGAGGCCCCCGTCTCAAGACGCAGTGCTGTTGATTCCGATTCTTCCAAAGCGGCAAGTGAAATAGTCTCATCAGCCATAGATACAATCCTTCCATATGTTTATGATTAATCTTAAACATAAATCGAGACATTTGTCAAGAGAAAAGATAAAAGTTTAACTATCACTCCCACACAACATTAGCATCTACCTCCACCGGCAGCTCTCCGCCACGCTGATATGGAAACTTGGGCGGCGTCTTCTCAACAGCGTAGCCCATGTTCCGGAGATACAGGCACAAATATTGCAGGGCATCATGGATATGACTATATTCATTCTTGTTTGGTTTGTCCGCGAAATCGGTCACTGTACTCTGCCTCAACTTCCGGTAGGCATAGGTACGGAGAAAACCTTTCCGCAGCATCTTGCATCCGGAATCTATGAGAAGGGCAGGACCCTTACTCGCGAGTCTGGACAGAAACCAGACAACAGACTCACGCCGGGCCAGGAAATCATTGGTGCTGGCCGCTTCACACTCGAACCCCTCGTCAGAGAGAATGGAAAAACAGGTCTGCTCCGTAGTCTGCGCCCGCTGACCCCCGGCCGGGTCTCCTGTCATCACCATATAGTAATTAGGATACTTTGCCGTGATAACCGGCTTGAAGTAATCTCTAATGAACCGCTCCACTCCGATTTCCTCACCACAGAGTTCATTAAGCACCCTGAGTTGCCCTTGCATAGTAAGTTGGGCCATGACACAGGAAACCGAAAGCCCAAAATCCCAGCCGATATACAAAGGGAGCCCCGGTAACGGCTTTAATGGGGTCTCGGAACAATGAAGAGCGTCCACGTATTCAGGATAAACAACCTTCCCGGCTCGTGTGCTGCCATACTGATTGAGTAGATAAACATTGATCCACTCCCGACTCTTACCGGGAATCATACGGAGGTAATAGTTGAAACCTTCGTCAGAATGTGCAATGTTCTCTGCTTCAGGGAGGTTAAAGGAACCATCATTTGGGACATACCGGGGAGTGGCACCAAGATCCAGGGGTCCCTGCCTCTTTTGAGTATCGCCGGCTATCTTGATTAATGCCGGGGGTTGAGTAAAAAATTGATACCCGTCAGGACATTCAATTTCAGCGAGGCGATACCACCAATTGGTATCATCCGGACTGTTGGTGTCGGCAATGATCCCCCTCCAGTTGCAGCCCCCCTCATCGCTCGAGGGAAAGCGGCCCACTCGCGCAGTAAGCGCGTCAAGACAATCTACGTTGAGTTCACTGGCCTCGTTCATCCAGCCCCCGGTGACTTCGAGGGACTTGAGCTTCCTGATATCATCTGGGTGGTCAAAACTCAAAAATATAACTTCTAAATCAACACGGGTTCCATCCGCGAGTTTGGCATTGAGATTGGATCTAATCGGCACAGATTCCCGGAGAGGGGCTATGGCGTCAGGGATCCATTCTCTCCAGGTCTTTATGGTAGTAGATATCAGGTCCAGATATGTATTCCTCAGAACCACCCAGCGGGAGCGCCTTACTCCGTTCCAGGGTTTCTGTTCCATGGCTCTTGAGAGAACTTCCATAACACACATGGTCGACTTGCCCGAGCCAAAGGGACCACGGACACCCCGGAAAAATTTATTGGAGACATGAAACTTGAGTCCCGTGGGAGATGGGTTATAGGGTCTTAGCTTCAGATCATCGGGAACTATACCTCGTCGTGCCGGCATTTAATTACTCCGTATGACTCTTTTTGTGGTGACTTCTTCAACTACTATCTGCTCAAGTTTCCGGAAGACAGTGTAAGCGGTTCCGGGACGCTGCTTCGCTCCGGCCAGGGCTTCCTTGACAGCCTCCTTACCAGTGACATGGCTGCTGTGGAAGCGAAGAGCCTCAGTCGGTCCACCGGTAGTAGTTACCGTCACGGCCTTATAGACTTCATACTTATCCGGTTTAACCCTTTGAGGTTCGGTTTCCGCAGGTGTGGGCTTGGGATCAAACGCGTGGGGGTCTGTGCCAAAAGTGAATCCTTCATTCTTCGTCATTGGTTCTCCTTGGTATTCCTATTGCCACGTTTAAGGTGATAGGAGGTTGTATGTCAGCGTGATAGGTACCATATTTCTTGGGATTATGGGCACGGAGCATTACTTCCATTAATTTATCAGAACGTTTCTGATATTCACCGCAATATTTCCCGGATTGCGAGTAGACAGGAACAGTTTCACCGTCGACTGCCCGTTTATGTGCCTCTTCTTCACGGATTCCCTGCCGCACATCGTCACGAATAGCCTCCGCCTCCTTTGCCATGACGGCAAACTCTTTAGATTTTCGCTTTAACATGGCATATTCAGGGAGACTCAGGCCAGTAGATACTATGTCCGCCCACTTCTTGCCCTCAGATACCGCGGAGAGTGTGGTAAGCACCCGCTGATGATCCTTGGGATGAATTAAATTATGGGGGATCTTCGCTAAATCCGTATTCATGATAATACTATAGCATAATTAAATAATTTTTCAAGAAAAAAGTAAAAGTTTTATTGCTTAATGGCAAATTTTTCCAAAAAAATATGGTGAGTTCTTCAATGTTTCAGGGTTAATGTATCAGTGGTCCTCGGGTCCCCTCATATAGTATCTCTTGCCCCCTTGCTCTTTGTCCAGTCCATCAATATACAACCGTCATTGGCGAGATGGACGGTAGGAGTCCCGTCCAGGGGCACTGTGCACTTAAGCATTGTGCTCTTAACAGTAGACTTCATGGGAGTAAGGTTTATGCAAGTTACAAAAACCCAAGACGTGTTGGCCGTAACGGCTGGCATCCATAAATGCACCGTCGAAGAAGTTATACCTGTCGAGTCAGCGGCCGGCGACGAGGGGGTGCGATTCACACTCTCCCTGGAAACTGACGGATTGGTATACGATAGGGTATACCTGTCCAAGAAGGCCCCGGAAGGCAGCCAGCGGTTAATCAACCGTATTACCACCGCTCTAGGGCTCCCCATGGGGGAGTGCACCCTGGACAACGGGCTAGTCGGTAAGGAGTGCTATATCCAGGTATACTTCGATGTGAAAAACCGGGCCCAAGTCAATTGGCTGGTCCCGGGAGAAGTCGAGAGGAGTAAAACACATCCCCCTCGCGCTGAAAACCCGTAACGGGTAAAACGGGGGTAGGTGGTTCAAACCCATCTACCCCCCTTCCCCTTCAAAAAAGAAAGGGGAAGGTTCTGTGGGCCTCTGAACTATCAACTCCACCTCAGTTGACCAAAGTTCAGAGGACAAGGGGGGCAATTCTTCTATACCCCAGCCCCCCTTTTCCCCTTTTTATCTTGAAACGAGACAAAATGTCTCACTTTAAGAGGGTTCTGTGACACCAAGAGTAGGTGTGACAGATGGTGTGACACAGGAAAAGGACGTGGTG